CCAATGGGTGGTATGGCAGCTAATATGATTGCAGACGTTTTAGGTTGTAAGAATGAACCTAAAGAAATACAGAAAGCTATAGACAACGCTACACCTGAACAAATGCTTGAGTTAAAAAAAGCTGAAGCTGAGTTTGAATTAAAAATGAAAGAACTAGAGGTAGATGTTTTTAAACTAGAAGTACAAGACACACAAAACGCTAGACAAACTTTTTCTAAAGACTGGACAGCTAGAATCATAGGTATAGCTGTAGTAGGCGGATTTATGGGCTATATATTTTTAGTAACTATACAACCTCCAGAACAAAACAGCGAAGCATTAATAAATCTTGTACTTGGGTATTTAGGTGGGCTAGCTTCTGCAATAATTAGTTTTTACTTCGGTGCTTCTAATGTACCAAACAAAGATGAATAAAATGAATATCTCTGAAGAAGGTTTAGCACTGATTAAAAAATTTGAAGGCTGTGAGCTTGAAGCCTATCAAGATGCTGTTGGTGTTTGGACTATAGGCTACGGACATATTAAAGATGTAAAAGAAGGCGATAAAATCAATAAAGATGAAGCTCATCATCTTTTGATAGAAGAAATGCCTGAGTACGAAGGTTACATAAACGACATGGTAGAGGTTAAACTAAGTCAATGTCAGTTTGATGGTTTAGTTTGTTGGGTGTACAATCTTGGTCCAACAAATCTAAAAAGTTCTACAATGTTAAAAGTTCTTAACGAAGGAAAATACAATGAAGTTCCTGCTCAAATGAGAAGATGGAATAAAGCTGGCGGTAAAGTTTTAAAAGGTTTGATAAGAAGAAGAGAAGCAGAATCTCTTTTGTTTGAAGGTAAAGATTGGTATGAGGTGTAATAATGGCACTGAGCAAATTTATATTTAGACCTGGAATTAATAGAGAAGGAACTGAATACGATAATGAGGGTGGTTGGTTTGACTCAAACTTAATACGATTTAAAAACGGTCGAGTACAAAAAATAGGTGGCTGGGCAAAAGACACACTCGAAACATATTTAGGAAAAGCTAGAGCACTTCACGCTTGGGTATCTTTAGAAGGTAGTAAATATTTAGGTGTAGGCACAACGTTTAAATACTACATAAAACAGGGATCAAACTTTGACGATGTCACACCTATCAGAAGCACAACTTCGGCAGGAGACGTAACGTTTGCAGCAACAAACGGTAGTTCTACAATAACCGTAACAGACGCAAGCCACGGAGCAGTAACCAATGACTTTGTTACTTTTAGCGGTGCAGCAACTTTAGGCGGTAATATTACTGCTGCTGTGTTGAATCAAGAATATCAAATACTTTTAGTTACAGGCACAAACACATACACGATTACAGCTAAAGATACTTCAGGAACTACAGTTACAGCTAATGCTAGTGATAGTGGTAACGGAGGAAGTTCGGTAGTAGGAACTTATCAAATCAACGTAGGTTTAGATGTTTATGTAGCCTCAACAGGTTGGGGTACAGGAACATGGGGAGCTAGTACATGGGGCAGTTCTAGTGCTATATCTGCCAGTAATCAGTTAAGACTTTGGACACACGATCATTTTGGTGAAAATTTAATCATCAACCCACGTGGTGGCGGTATATACAGATGGTTAGAACAAAGTGGTACAAGTACAAGAGCAGTCGTTTTATCTGGAATTACAGGAGCTAACCAAGTTCCTACTGTAGGTCTACAGGCAATCACTTCAGAAAAAGACAGACATTTAATTATTTTAGGAGCTGATCCCGTTACTGATTCTGGAAGAACTGGTAGTGCAGATCCTATGTTAATAGCGTTTAGTGATCAAGAAAATGATTTAGATTTTGAACCAAGAAGTACAAACACAGCAGGAGAATTAAGATTATCCTCTGGTAGTAGTATTATTGGTGCTGTAAAATCTAGACAAGAGATACTTGTATGGACAGATACTGCTTTGTACAGTATGCAATTTATTGGACCACCGTTTACGTTCGGCATAAACTTAATTAATGAAAACTCAGGTTTAGTTGCACCTAAAGCAGCAGTAACTGCACCCAACGGTGTTTTTTGGATGGGGTATGATAATTTTTACGTGTACACAGGTTCTGTAAAGAAAGTGCCTTGTAGTGTGTTAAGTTATGTTTTTGATGATTTTAATTCAAGTCAAGTGTTTAAAACACATGCTTTTACTAATACTCAATACGATGAAGTAGGTTGGTACTATTGCTCTGCTAGTTCGGACGAAATAGACAGGTACGTTGTTTATAATTACGCTGAAAACGTTTGGTCGTATGGACAACTTAGAAGATATGCTTGGTTAGATGCTGGTGTAGAACCATACCCAAGAGCCACAGAAAACTCATATCTATATGAACATGAAACAGGGTACGATGATGATGGAAGCCCTATGACAAACGTATTTGTTGAATCAAGTGACTTTGATATAGGAGATGGAGAACAGTTTGCTTTTATAAATAGAATGATTCCTGATATACGTTTTTTAAGTAACAGTGATGGCGGTCAAGTAAATATAGTTTTAAAAACACGTAACTTTCCAGGAGACACACTTACAACAAACAGCACCTCTGCAATTAGTAGTAGTACTCAACAATCACACGTAAGAGCAAGGGCAAGACAGGCAGTTGTAAGGATAGAATCAGACGACGATAATGTATCAGCAAACACAGCAACAGGTTGGAGATTAGGAGCAACACGTTTAGATGTAAGGACTGACGGTAGACGATGAGTAGGTTGTTAGTCACTAGACTGCCTTTAGAGATGGAAGAGGTAGTCAGCCCAGAAACCTATAATCGACTCGTTAGGGTATTAGAAATTAATTTAGGTGAGTTTGATCCAGACAATGTACGTCAAATAGACGATACTACTAAAGGTCAAGCTAAGTTTAATCCAGGAAGTATAGTCTGGAACACGAACAATGAATCATTAGAGGTATACAGCGGTAATGAGTGGATAACGATTACTACACCTAAGATAAATAAAGGCTTATCTGCTACTGGTTCGGTTGGTGAAGTTACCTTAAAAATAGCAGGTGCAACGAGTATTTCATTATGATATATACAACTTTGTTCAAATTAGTTAAACTAAATCAAATCAGGAGTTAAACAGAGGACTATGCAAGGGTTAGAGAGTTTAGAAGGTTTGGCAGATGCACGTTATGAGTTAGCTATGCATGGTCGCTACGGCGACAACATGATTGGGCACCTCACTCCTGGAGAAATGGTTTTACCTAGACCTATAGCTGATGACCCTGTACTAAAAAGACAATTATTTGACGCTTTTGAACGTCATGAACTTAACCCTTATCAGTATCAAGTAGGGCATTTTGAAAACTCAATTAACCCACTCACAGGAGCACCTGAGTTTGGTTTCTTTAAAAAGCTGGGTAAATCACTTAAAAAAGTAGCACCTGTAATCGGTCAAGTCGTAGGTTTTGCTATAGGTGGACCAGCAGGAGCAGCAATCGGTGGTGGTATCGGTGGTGGTGTAAAAGAAGGTAGTTTAAAAGGTGCTGTAAAAGGTGCTGCTCAAGGCTATATGCTGGGTAATGTGGCAGCAGGTTTCGGTGTCAAAGGTGGTGGCGGTTTAGCTTCACTCAACCCATTCAACCAACAAGGAATGTTTAGAAGTCTTAACCCAGCAGTTTCTTCAATACAATCAGGTACGCAAGGAACTATAGGTGGTTTTTTCCAAGACATTGGTGCATCAGGTGCAGGAATGTTACGTGGAGCGAGTGCAGGTTTACCAGCAGCAGGTTCAAAATTTGCATACACAGGGTTAGGTGATAGTTTTGATGCGTTAAGTGGTTTGGGTAAAGTAGGTGCAGGAGCAGTAGGATTAGCAGCACTCGGTGGTTTTGATGACGTTAAAGATACTTCAAGAATGCCTGGACCAAGTGGCGAATTAGGTGGATATTTACAAAATCCTCTGAGACCTGCTGTATTACCTACTCAATACGGTATTGAGGGTGTGGGTGTAGGCTCACCCAACTATTTGACTTCTGGTATAAGTTCAAGTGGAATGATGGATCCAGCAACTGCTGCATACTTACGAGCAACTATGGGTGACGATGAATACAGTAAACTCATGTTTCCTGAATTTAATGAAGGTGGCGTAATGGACATGAGAGCGGTTGGTGGTGATATTGAAGATCCAGACGGAGCAGGAGACGTAGACACAGTAAACGCTATACTTGCAGATGGTGAGTTTGTCATGACTAAACAAGCAGTAGCAGGTTTAGGTGACGGTGACCACGATGCAGGAATCGCAAGACTTTACGCAATGATGGACAAAAACGAAAATAAAGCAAAACAGATGGGTATCGGGAGAGCTTAATGGCAACAGAAAGTAGTTATTCTAGAACAGAAACGTTACCAGCTAATATGCTGGCAGAGTTTTACGCAGGTGTTCCTGGACAGAATGTTCCTGGAATCATGCCTTTATTAAATCAAGATTTAGTTAATAAAATTATGGGCTTTGGTGTAGAGGGAGCTAACCCCTACACATACACAGGTCAACGTATAGCTGGGTTTACACCAGCTCAAGAAGAAGCCTTCCGTCTTACTGCTCAAGGCATGGGTTCCTATATGCCTTTTATACAAGGTGCAGAAGACATGATACGTAGTGGTGTAGGAACTGCACAAGATGCTTTCGGTACTTCTGCTGGGCTTATAGGTGAAGCCATAGGTGCAGGAGAAAGAGGAGTTCAGGAAGGCTCACGTTTATTAAGACAAGCACCAAGAGTGGCAGGTCGTGCTACTGGTATGGGCATAGGTCAACTATTAGGAGCTGGTAGAGGTTTAGGAACAGCAGCAGATGTAGGCTATGGTTCTACTAGAATGTTTGACCCCAGTTCTGTAGAAAGTTTTTATAACCCTTTTGAAGATCAAGTAGTACAACAAACACTGAAAGATGTACGAGAAGGTTTAGCTCAAGGTGATATTGCTAGAAGAGCAAAAGCCATAGGTTCTGGTGCTTTTGGTGGCGCACGAAGTAGATTATTAGGTGAAGAACTAGCAGAATCTGCAGCTAGAGGTGCAGCAGAAAGAGTGGGTGCTATCAGGTCAGCAGGGTTTGGTGATGCAGCACGTAGAGCACAATCAGCTTTTGAAACTCAACAAGCAAGACAAGCAGGTCAAGCTAATCTATTAGGACGTTTAGCTGGTCAACAAGCAGGAATAGGATCAGCTATAGCTGGTTTAGGAACTAACTTCGGTAATCTACTCGGTAGAACTGCTGGTGGTTTAGGTGCATTGAGTGGTAATTTAGCCAATATCTACGGTCAAGGTGCTAGAGATATATACTCAGGTGGTGCTGGTCTGGGTCAGCTCGGCTTAGGAGCAGGTTCACAAATAGCTGGTTTAGGTTCACTAGGTAGTAGGTTGATGGGCACAGACATTAGCAGATTATTAGGTATGGGCGGTATGCAACAAGGATTAGACCAAAGAGGTCTTGACTTAGCCTACGGTAATTTTGTAGGTTCGTATAACCTACCAATGCAAACTATCGGTGCTGCGGCAGGATTAGCAAGTGGTTTAGCTCCAAGTATGGGAGGCACTACACTACAATCTGGTCAGGCAGGAAACACAACTAACCCATTGATGCAGACACTAGGTACTGCGTTAACTGCTTACGGAGCATTTAAATAATGGAACCTAAATACCCCTTCCGTCCATTTATTGGTCCAGGTGTAACCACTATTACTGGTGATCGTAATAACCCTTTTGGTGGTACTGTTACAAGTCAAAACACAAACATGGTTATGCCTAATGAATCACCTGAGCAAACTATAATGAGGTTAGCTCGTAGTGGGTTAGCTATAGATCA